AAAGAAAACCCTTATGAGTTTGAAGCACCTTGGTTGATTACAGCTAAGCCTATTAACCGTACAACATGGGGAAAGATTCTCCGCACTACTCTTGAGTTTGCTGGTGGTGCTATTGGTGTTGGCAAGGTTGGTTGGGGCATCAAAGGTGTACAAGGTTTGGCAAAAGCAACTAATCTTGTTGATAAAGCAGGTAAAGCAACTAAAGCTGGTCGTCTTATCGGCACTGCTGCAGCAGGTGGTGTCTACGATTTGGTTAGCAATGAATCCCAAAAAGGTAACCTAGCAGCATCTATTCTAGAAGTTAAGCCTGATTGGGCTCCTGCATTGCAAAACTTTGCCACCACGGATGATATGAGCCCAGCTCAACGTTCAGCATATAGTATGCTGGAAGGTCTTGGTATCGCACCTGTCTTGGACATTACATTTGATGCCTTTGGAGCAGGATTCCGTGCTGCAGGTAAAAAATTAAAAGGTGGTAAAGAACGCATTACCGACCCAGAAATGTCTAAGATGTTTCCAAATAAAACTTTGGAAGCAGCTGATAGCATTGAAGAACTTGAGTATGTCTACAAAACAGAACGTGTTGAAGCTTCTGCAAAAGAGACTTACGAAGAAACAACTGGTGCTAAATGGTCTAGGTTGGACGATGCAACCAAGCAAAGCCTGATGCAGGATCAAGCTAAGGAGCTTGGTATTGATTGGGGAGAGCGTAACTTTAACAGGCGTGCTGAAAAGCAAGGTCAGACTAATCTTGATGTTGCAGAAGATCAACTCCTTGATGACCTTGATGCAGGTGCACCTCGTGAAAATCCTGCATACATGGAAGGTGGTGATGTAACTGACCACCAAGGATTGACTAATACTAGTCGTCCTATGAAAGGTGTTCGGGATCAGATTCGTATTCGTAATGACTTTTATCAAAAAGATGGTTCACCACGTGGTCCTCTTTCTGAAGCACAGATTCGTCGTATGGAGTATGGTGCTCCTGGTATGACTCAAGAAGAGATTGATAAGCTGGCTGATGGTTTTGTTGTTGATCCAGTTTATCAAAAACTATATGGCGGTGACACACCTACTGAAGTAAAGCAAGACTTCTTGGATATGGCTGTCACTGTTCGTGAGTTCCTCGATGAATCTGGTCACAGTCGTGTTAATGATGCATCACCTGAGGAATTGGTTGAGTTTATCGAAACTCTTCGTTATGTAGATGATGCTGATAAACAAACCAAGATTGAAGGTGTCAGTGTTCTTAACCAAGCACAGCTAGTAGCTACTGACCTTATTATGGGTCAACTACTTACTGGTGCTCGTGACTTGTCTCGTGCTGCGTTGAGCGTCATGGATCAAGTTGATGTTAAAGCACAAGGCAGTATCCTTGATGGTGTACTTGCTCGTTATGCTACGCTTTCACGTATGCGTAAGGAAACAAGTATAATGTCTAGCTGGAACCTTCGTCGTTTCCGTCCTGGTATTGATGATATTACCCTTCGTACTGATGCCTCTGATGCTGTTGCAGCTGAAGTTCAGACCTTGAAACAGCTACTTAAAGATGATGTAGATGATAGTTTGCTTCAGACTTTCCTTCATTTCTCTGCTGTTGGTGGTAACAAACCTCAAACATTCAAAGATTTGCAGGCATTTATGAAGCGCAAGTTGCACGGCTATCGTGATGGTAACAAGCAAATGCGTAACCAAATTATCAATGAGATGCAGATTATGGGTGTTAATAGCATCCTAAGCGGCCCTAAAACACCGGTACGTGCTGCTGTAGGTACTGGTATTGGCACGATTATGCGTCCTGTAGCTACAATTATTGGCTCTCTTGGTAGTGAAGATAGGGCAGTAACAGAGAGTGCTTTTGCTGCTCTTGGTGGTATGTGGGAATCTATGGGTGATGCTTGGCGTAAAGCTGCGCAAGACTTCCGTGGATATACTCAAAACAACGAAGGGTGGCGTGGTATTACTACCTCACCTAAGGAGTATGAATTTGAAGCACTTAAAGCTTTCCATTACAAGTACGGTAGTGATGGAGATAAGGCAGCTATGGCTATGGCTAACTTCCTTCATCAATCTAATAAGCTTCCATTTCTTAACTACGGTCCACGTATTATGCGTGCTACTGATGTTTTCTTTTCTCAGTTGATTGGTCGTGGTCGTCAACGTCAGCTTGCTTTCTTGGATGTTAAAGATCGTCTGAAGAGTTCTCAACAAGTTGTGTCTGATCAAGACATGAAGAAGTTGGTACGTGCTGCAGAACTTAACTTTGAAAGTAAGGTGTTTACTGCTGATGGTCAACTTAGTGATGAAATGGCTAAATATGCAGCTGATGAAGCTAAGCTTACCAAAGAACTTACTGGCTTTGCTAGAGAGTTGGATCGTGCATTTGATAAGGCACCCTACCTTAAACCCTTCATGTTGTTCATGAAGACAGGTGTTAATGCTTTGGAAATGACTAGTAAGCATACTCCTATTCTTAATCGTTTTATCAAAGAAAATGTTGATATTATGACTAAGGCATGGGATGATCCTGTGATGGTTAAGTATGGTATCAAGTCTGCTAATGACTTGGAAATTGCCAAAGCTACTATGCGTGGTCGGGAAGCCCTTGGTTATGGTTTTGTAAGCACTGCTGCTATGATGGCTCTTAATGGTCAGATTACAGGTAATGGTCCACCGGATCGTGAACTTCGTGAAGCTTGGCAACAATTTGGTTGGAAGCCACGTTCAGTTAAGATTGGTGATACCTATGTTAGCTACGAATCTCTTGAACCATTTAATTTGTTTTTTAGCTTTATTGCTGATATTGTTGATTCCCAAAAAGTTATGGGTGAAGAATGGGTTGGTAATAATCTAGGTAAACTAGGATTTTTGGTAACTCAAAACATTACTAATAAAACATTCTTGAATGGTATGTTCCAAGTCCAAGAACTCTTTTATAGTAATGGTCAACGCCTCCCTACTGTTGCTGCTAACCTTGTCAATAACCAAATCCCACTTGGTGGTATGAGGAATGAAATTGGTAAGCTTGTTAGTCCTGGTATGCGTGAACTAGAGAAAGGCTTCTTGGACGGTATTCGTAACCGTAACCTTTACTTGGATCTAGTTGCTGGTGAAGATGGTAAGCTCCCTTACCGTTATGATATCCTTGATGGTCGTCCTATTAATGATAGTCTGCCAATTGTGCGATTAATGAATGCTGTTAATCCTTTTTACATCAACCCTGCTACTAATCCTACACGAGAACTGCTATTCCGTAGTGGTGTAGATCTTAAACTTACCTTTAACACAGGTCCTAATAACGAGTCACTTGAAGGTAATCCAGATCTAAAATCTAAATGGCAATACTATATTAGTAAGCAAAACATTGAAGGTCAACTTCAAACATTGTTTAAAGATAAAGCTGTCATTAAATCTATTCTTGATATGGAAGAAGATCGGGCTGCTGGTAGACGTTACGAAACTTCCGAAACTTTCCACGTACCACTTATTAATAACATCTTTAAAAAAGCAAAGTCTAATGCTTGGGCTGAGTTGATGAGCGACACTCCTGAAGTACGTGAACTTAATGAGCAAAGCCGTCTTGAAACTTTGTCAGGTCGATACCGTAAGATGGGCAGTCGTGAAAAGGCTAACGAAATTGAAGACCTTCTTTCTATTATTAAGTAAACAATGGCAACAACAAACAACTTTACGTTTGGAGTAGATGTTCATCCATTTACTCTAAACTTTCCTTTTATTGATGAGGATAACTTGGTAGTAACTTTGGATGGTGTTGTTAAGACACTAGATACTGACTACACAGTTATCAATAAAACTAGTAATACAGCAGCAGGTGTCGGGTTCCTAAGTGGTGCTCGTATTCAATTTACTGCTGATCCACTTCCTTCAAGCGGTGCTGTTAAGGTAGTACGTGATACTAATCTTGAGACTACCTCTACTTTTAAGACAGGCTCTGCCATCCGTGCAGTTGACCTAAATTCTAACTTTACTCAAAACCTTTATGTAACAGAAGAGATTTCCAACAATGCAATTCTTACCGATGGTAGTAATGCATTTGATGGTAATCTTAACATGGGAGGTAACAGGATTACTAATCTTGGTACTCCCACAGCCAATGATAATGCTGTCACTAAACTAT